TACTCGGTACTATACCAGAAGCCATAAAACTATACGATGGTACGGTGACAGATATAGTAATATCTTTTTTCGATTTGAAACCCCAGAAAGAGGAGTTGTAAAATGGGCGGTGGTGGCGGTAAAAGCCAAGACGCTTCGGCACAGGACGCAGAATTGGCCCGTCAGCGGGCCGAGACAGAAAGGCTTGAAAAAGAAGCGGCTGATAAAGAAGCGGCTCGTTTGGAGCGTGAAAGAAAGCAAAGAGCTGGTCGAGCTGGCACCTTGTTGACAGACGGTGATGGGGATACTTCAGCTATTTCAGCTCGGAAGAAGGTCCTCGGGAGTTAAAGATGGCTATATCTAAAGAGGCCAAAGACTTTCTCTTTTTAGACTATGATAGGGCTAAAGGCTCTCGGTCTAATTTTGAATGGCATTGGCAAGAAGCAGCAGAGCTGATTCATCCGATTGAATCTTCGTTCACCAAACATTCTTACCAAGGTGAGAATAAACGGTACCGTATTTTTGATGGTACTGGTGAGTTGGCTAATCAGCAACTTGCCGCTGGCCTCTTTTCTTTGCTGACCAACCCCTCTCAGCCGTTTTTTGAACTTTCCACAGAAGATAAGAAAGTGAATGAATCTTGGGCAGTTGCTGATTGGCTTCAGCAGGTTACTGAGATTATGAACTATGAGATACAGTTACCGAGAACTAATTTCACGGCAGCCCTCAGCGAATCCTATCTTGAGTATGGAGCTTTCGGTAACTGTCAACTTTTAATCAGTGAGCACCCAGAGGTTAAACGAGCTCTTTTTTTCCAGAGTCTTCCGCTTACTGAGACTTGTTTTCAGGAATCTAGGGCTAACATCGTAAACCGCATTTTGCGGCTCTATAAGCGTACGGCTTTCGATTTGGTTGAGGAGTTCGGTGAAAAGAACGTTTCTGAAGATGTTCGAAAAGCCGTAGCTGATAAGAAAGGAGACACGGAGTTTGAAGTTCTTCATACCATCCGTCCAGTTGATGAAGCCAAAGGCTTTATGTCTCCACGCGGCTTTAAGCGCTTTAGCTATATCGGACTGTACATCGAAAAGAAGACTAAGAACGTTCTTCGAGAGACTGGGTATTATGAAAGGCCTTTTGCAGTGGCTCGGTTTTACAAAGCTTCTAGCGAGGTGTATGGCCGTGGCCCGGGTTTCGCAGCCCTTTCAGACGTTAAAATGCTGCAAGAGATTTATCAAACCACTTTGTCTGGAGCGCAGAAAAGGGTTGACCCCGCAGTAATGATGCCTGATGATGGTTTTCTTTCTGTACTCGACACTCGACCGGGGGCGGTAAACTTTTACCAAGCGGGTACGCAAGACCGCGTAGAGCCTTTACACACCAACTCGGACCCGAACCTTGGTGAAGAACTCGCGGCTGGCGTTCGTAAACGTATTTGGGATGCTTTTTATATTTCTCAGCTTCAGTTGAATATTGGCCCGCAAATGACCGCAACAGAAGTTATGCAGCGTGTTGAGCAACAGATGCGCATGCTGGGGCCTTTAGTGGGACGGTTGCAAACAGAGCTGCTGGGCCCGATGATTCAACGATGTTTTAAGCTGCTTCTCCGTATGGATAAATTTCCTCCTGTTCCGGAGAAGCTTCTTGAGCGTGGAAACATTCTTAAGATAGTGTACACAACTCCCATGGCTCGCGCGCAAGACCAGTTGCAGGCAAACAACCTTACACGTACTCTCCAGGTCTTGGAGCCTTTTATTGGAATCGATCCCACCATTATGGACAATTTCAACAACGACGAGATTGCCCAAGGTATTGGTGAAGTTTTCTCGGTTTCTAAGCGTTTTTATAATGCTCCTGCGATTCGTGAGAACAAGCGTATGCAGCGACAGCAAGCGGCTGAAGCAGAACGTCAAGCGCAAATTTTGCGTGATGGCGGTCAAGGTGCTATGAATCTCGCCAATGCTGCGCAAACTCTTGAGGATAAATAATAGTGAGTAACAAAGAGTCTCTAGACCTTTCTCAACAAGTACACCAAGCCTATGTGGATGTTTTTACAAGTCCACAAGGACAGGTAGTTTTAAAAGACTTGGCAAATGCGCACTATTTTGATCGGTCAACTTTTAACCCGGAAGCTCTCAGGATGGCTGAGGCAGAGGGAGAAAGAAACGTGGTGTTGCGGATTCGTACGATCCTTAACACAGACCCAGATCAGATAACATTAGTCCCTAAATAGGAGGACAAACTAATGCCTGAGAATGAAACGAACATTGAATCCACGGAATCCACAGAGTCTTCAGGTTCCATTCTTACGAGTGGCGCTGTCCCTGGAGGCCCTGAAAGTTCTAAAGCAACAGAAACTTCCGCTGAAGATATCGGTTCTTCAACGGAGGTTAAGGTAGAAAACACTGAAATCAAACCTGAAACAGTTTCAGAAGCCAATTGGGCAAAAAGCTTGCCCGAAGATTTCGAAGGTCTTGAGAGCCTTGAAAAGTTTAAGTCTCTTGAAGACTTGGCTAAAGGTTACGTGCATGCGGAAAAGCTGATTGGCCGTGAAAAAATTCCCATGCCGGAAACGGACGAAGAAATGGCGGCTGCACTGAAACGTTTGGGCGCTCCTGAGACCGTAGAAGAATATAACCTCCAGTTGCCGGCAGACGTTGATGAACGCTACAAAGAAGTGTTTCAACAAGATCTTGACTGGTTCGGTCGGGCTGCTCTGGAGCATAATTTGACTCGCAAACAGGTTGAAGGCTTGTTTAAGTCCTATTCTGAATACCAGGGTGAAGTGCTTGAGTCTGTTAATGAAGCAAACAGGAAAGCGCGCTCTGAAGCTATGACGCTGATCCAGCGCGAGCATGGTGATAACTACGAGCAAGCTATTCACGATGCTGGTCGTGTACTGAACGAGTTTGGTGATGAAGCTCTTAAGACCACTCTCGATGAAACAGGTCTTGGCAACCATCCTGGACTGGTCCGGATGTTGTCTAAGATCGCCCCTTTGATAGGAGAAGAAAGTTCTGTCGATAAAGCGCCTGCTCAAACGTTGGCACAACTGGACGCAGAACTTAATAATGCCATGGCGGCCCCAGAGTATCTGGATAAGTCTCTCCCAGGGCATAAACAGGCTAAGGAAAAAGTTACTAAACTTATGCTGGAGCGCTATCCGAATTAGCGTTTAAAGGAGAGACACCATGTCCACTCAGGTTGAAACCGCGTTTGTTAATCAATACAACGCCAATATTCAGCTGCTGTCCCAGCAGCCTCACTCTCGTCTCGGCAACTGCGTTCGCCGGGAAACGCAGCAGGGGGAATATCAGTTCTTCGATCAGATCGGGTCTGTTACCATGACAGAACTGACCGGTCGTCACGCTGATACCACTCTGCAGAATACGCCGCACGCCCGTCGGCGTGTGGGTCTGACCCCGTACACCTTCGCCGATATGATCGACTGGAAAGACCGTGCACAGATGTTGACAGACCCGCAGTCTCCTTATGCTGTTAACGCAGTAATGGCAGCGGGCCGCCAGATCGACACCACCATTATCGCAGCCGCTACCGGCGATGCCTACACCGATAAAACCGGGTCCACCGCGGTCAGCCTTCCGGATACTCAGAAGATCGCCCACGGCTCAACCGGTTTGACGGTTGCCAAACTGCGTACCGCCAAGAAGATCCTGGACCAGAATGAGGCAGGTATGATGGGCAATGACTCGCGTTTTATCGCAGTCACCGCCCAGCAGATTGATGATCTGCTCGGTACCACTGAAGCTACCAGCGCCGACTACAACTCTGTCCGCGCCTTGGTTTCTGGTGATATTGACACCTTCTTGGGTTTCAAGTTCATCCGTCTGGAACTGCTCTCCATAACCTCTGACATCCGAACTTGTTTCGCCTGGGTCAAAGACGGTATTCTGTTGTCGACCGCTGAAGAGATTCAGGTTGAGGTTGACCGCCGTAAGGACAAGAACTACGGTGTCCAGGTCTATGTCAAGCAGATGCTTGGTGCCACTCGTATGGAAGAAAAAAAGGTCGTCGAGATCGCGTGTGCGGAGGCCTAGTATGAAAAAAAATACTTTGGACCCTATCAGGTCTAAGTACATTGCAGGCCCGGGTCGCATACGCGACCTGGACGCCTGCGATGTAAGCGGCAAAGTTCGCGTTTTGCGAGTCGAAGCTGTTGTCCCGGAGAATGTTGAGGCCGATACCATAATCCTCGGTGAGTTGCCTGGTGGTCATTCTCTCTTCTTGGGGCACCAGTCGTTGATTGAAGTCAGTGAGGTACCGACCAAAGGCAAGAGCACGACAACCTTCTCGATTGGCCTCGGTTCTTATTTTGAGCCCATGGGTTTGAAGGTGGATTCCTGCAAAAACAGCCTGGTCAAAGACAAGGAATTGAAGAAAGCCCAAACTCTCTTGGGTAATACCGAGACGGCCAAGTTGAAGTGCGTAGCGGCCACTGAAATCACCATGACGACCAGTGTTCCGTTGAAAGCGGGCACTGTTGTTCGTGGTTTTCTGGCCTACTCCCACGATTAAAAGGAGCTCCAAGGATGTACTCTGAAGTATCTATATGTAAAGAAGCTTTAGCTCTTCTCGGTCAGACTAATATTATTAGTCTGGACGATGATAGCAAAGCCGCAAGACTGTGTAAACAGTTTTACAGTGCTGAGCGTAATAAGCTGCTTCGGAGGCATCCTTGGAGCTTTGCTCTTAAACAAGCTGAGTTTGCCGAGACCACAGACGTCCCGGTTTATGCGTATTCTCATGTGTACCGTCTTCCCGGTGACTGTCTTAAGTTTGTAAGACCTGCGGTTCTGCAAACAAAATACGCAAAAATAGGCCCTAAGATTTACACTAACGAAGTGGATTTTCAGGGTTTATATGTTTACGAAATCACAAATCCTGTTGAGTTTGACGTTCTTTTTGTGGACGCGCTTGCTATAGCTATTGCTAAAAAAATGTGTGTACCTCTTATTTCAAATCGTAACCGGGCTTTAGAGCTCCATGAGGAATACAAAGAAGCAATAGCGCAAGCGAAGTCTAATAATGCTTTTGAAACTTACGCAGGGGCTACTGAAACAACAGCTTTTGCCGATGGTTTTATTAGGGCTAGGTCTTGGGGAGGAAATCGCTAATGCCCAGGATTAACTCAATGCTGACCAATTTTACTTCGGGGTATATTAGCCCCTTAGTAGAAGGCCAAATAGACTTAAAGCAATATTATAACGGTGGGCGCGTTTCTCGCAATATGGTGCCTTTGCCCCACGGTCCCCTTAAAAAACGAGGTGGTACAGCCTTTGTCGCGGAAACAAAAAATGTGACAGGCAATCATCGTCTTATACCTTTTCAATTTAACATTACGCAGTCATATGTTATTGAAATAGGTGACCAGTATATGCGGTTTTTTTCAGAGCGTGGCCAGATTTATTCTTCGAATCAGCCTTACGAAATCTCTTCGCCGTACCTTAGTGCTGATATTCCTGAAATTAATTTTACACAGAGTGCTGATGTCCTTATCCTGGTACACCCAAACTACCCACCGCACGAGCTGCTACGCTATGGACACACTGATTGGGTGCTCCGCGAGATTTCTTTTGATTCGGGTCCTTTTCTTCCAGACAACATGGTCATAAAGCAATACAAAGCCGAGCTTGAATCTGACCGTACAACTGGAGACACTTCTTTTGATATCACGGTATCTATAGAACCCGAGGTTGATTTTATCTTAACTTTGTCTGAAACAATAGCTGGTGTGCATGAAGAATACGAAGGAGCTATATCCGCGGTTACGCATGTTTCGGGTTCTACGTACACGGTAACGGTCCCAGCTCTTACGGCAGATTTTACTACCAAAGCAACTACACACGCGAGGCCGACAGACGCTGAACTTCCTAAAAAACCGTATTGGGGTTCTCAAAGCGGGTATCCAAGTGTGGTAACCTTTTTTGAACAACGTCTTCTTTTTGCAAATTCTCCGGCATACCCTCAGACTATTTGGTGTTCTGTTATCGGTATATACTATGATTTTACAGTTCAAGAAGAGAGCACAGATGACGATGCTATTATCTATACGATCGCTTCTGATCAGGTTAACGGTATTCGTTGGTTGCTCCCTCAAAGTGTTGTTTTAATTGGAACTAAGGGCGGTGAGTTTAAGTTTTCGTCATCTGTTTCAGGGGAAGCTATCACTCCTTCAAATGTTAAATGTGTTCGGCAGACAAACCATGGCTCAAGCCCTGCCCGACCAGTTCTTCTTGAGAACAGCGCTTTGTTTGTTCAGTTCGGGGGTCGCAAAGTACGTAATATTTCTTATGACCTTTTGAACGATGTTTATGAAGCTGAAGATATTACAATCTTGGCCGAAGATATCACAAAATCTAGGATTGTTCAAACAGCTTATCAGAATAACCCAGATTCTATATTTTGGGCAAACGTCGGCGATGGACGTCTTATAGGTTGTACCGTTGAAAAGAAACAAAATGTTATTGCTTGGCACGACCATGTGATAGCTGGCCTCGACTCAGTGGTAGAAAGTATAGCTAACATTGATAGTGATTCAGGTGACGAACTTTGGATGATTGTTAAGCGCACCATCAACGGCTCTACTGTCAAGTATGTTGAATATTTGGCAGACCAGCTTCGATCAAGTGTGCCAGAAGTTGATCGAGCGTACACTGATTCATATCTTAAGAATGTTTTTGAGACTCCCACAACCACGGTAACGGGCCTTGAGCATCTTGAAGGCGAGATTGTGAAGCCTGTTGTAGATAACTGGGTACACCCAGACGTTGTTGTTACGAACGGCTCGGTGACTCTGCAAGAAGCAGGCTCCAAAATTGTGATAGGTTTGCCCTATACTGCGCAATACAAGTCTATGCGAGTTCAGGTCAGGGTTACAGAACAAATAACTTATCATATGGAAAAACGTATTGTACGAGCTTGGATAAGCCTTTACGAGTCTCTTGGTATATCGGTAGGCCCAGAAGGGGGCAATATTGCGGACCAGTTGATTGGTGAACCCCGAGTTATGGGTAAAGCGCAGGAATATGTAACCAAAGATGTTGAAGTCAATCTTGACGGGCAAACTTCCACAGACGCTCGTTTAGTCCTTGAATCTCGTGAGCCCCTACCGCTTACAGTACTTAGTATAGTTTTTGATCTTGAAGTGTCTTCGCTATAAGGAAGGTTATCATGGGTACAACAGCTCTAATCGTAGGTTCGACAATCCTTTCTGTTGCTGGGCAGCTCTATCAAGGGAGTATCCAGGCAACTGCAGCAAGGGATAAAGCAAAGCAAGCTCAGATAGCTGGGGCTTCTTCTATGCTTAGCGCTAGGCAGAAAGCAGCTGCTTTGCAAAAAGACAAGGCAAGATTGAAGGGCAAGCAGGTCGCTCAGGCGGCTGGTTCTGGAATGGACGTGGGTTCTAAAACTTTGATTGATATCCAACAAACCACAGATAAACAGGCCGAAGATGATATTTCTGCGGTTTTGTCTCAAGGCCGAATGGCTTTGGCGACCTCAAACGCCACAGCCTCCTCGTATAAAAACCAAGCCGGCGGATATATGTCTTCAGGAGTTCTAGGCGCTGGAACTTCGATTCTTGGGGGCACAATGGCCTATGGAAAGATAGCCGGCTGGGAAGGCTTTGACAAATTTTAAGGGGTACACATGC